TGGCCAGCGGCACTATATAGATTCTATATATCTTAAAGTCTTTAGATGGGATAACTCAGTCCGACTTCTTGGGGGTAACTTCGACTCCGACGACGGCCGGCGCATTGTAGTTGTTCACGGTCGCATGTGAGCCAGTCAGGAAATTGGCGTTTAAGACGATCTTGACCTCTAGACCTCCCTGCATACTACCGCTCGCCGCGAACGCCTTCAGCTGGTCTAAAACCTGTTGAAACTGCATCGGGATGTACTTCGCCTCGCCGTGCATTGCGATCTCGCCATTTGCCGCGGTCATCGGTATTTGCTCCGTCAGTTCATACGAATTGCTTCGCCCGAGCTTCCTTCTCGCAACAATCCCCATTTCATCCAGCTTTGTCAGCGCCCTGTCGACCGTATCCAGCGAGATTCCGACGTGCTTGGCTATCGCATCGCGCCCAGGATAGGATTTCCCCGTATCGAGCGCGGCATAACTTTTGAGCACGCAGTACACCGCCCACGCATATACGCCCATTTCGGCGATCTTGTCGCGCTGGATCATGGCGCGCACGACGTGGAACCAGTGGTTCTCGACCTTCAATTCCTCCCACAATTCGGGCTGATCGCTCATACCTTAACGCCTCGCTCGCGCAGCATCACGCGAATCTCTTTCTCGATGGCGCGGCCGGCGATGCTGCTCATACTCTCGCCGTCGGTGTAGAAAGCGAGATCGCTGAGTGCCTCGTACAGATCCTCACGTATTCGTATGTTGATTTGACGATAGGGAATTTTCTTCGGTCGAACGCGCCAATCGCCGCCCTGCTCCGCTGGTTCAGGCTTCGGCGCCGGGTCAATCGCTTCCTGTGCCTTCCGCAGCTTTTCCAGCGCGTCGGCCCCTGTGGCTTGCATGGGCTTATTCATTGCCGAAAATCTCCGTGTACAGGTTATCTATCTCGACGGCGGCCTTCGGGTCGTAATCCTTGCTCGCCAGCTCGTGAACGCCCTTCCCTTCCTCGTATGCCTTTTGGAACGCGACCCGATCGCAGATCCTGCCATCAAGCACGCGCAGCACGTCACGGAACGGCTCGAAGCCTGCCAGGAACCGCTTGTACTGGTTCGAACTGGCATCGACCATGTTCAGGACGACAGCAACGTCTTTCGTGTCTTCGATCGCCGTATTGACGCGCCGGATCATGGTTGCGAAGTCTGGAACGGTGCTCAGGTCGGCCGGCGATGGCTTCAGCGGCACGATTACCCTGTCCGCCAATACCATCGCCTCCCGGAAGTCGCTCGTGTCTTTCCCCCCGATGTCGACCAGCACGGTATCGAACTGCTCGCGCAGGGATACCAGGTCGCGCGCCAGGTCTTTGCCGCGTGGGATGCAGAGCATTTCTGGCTTGATTCCTGCCACGGTGCGGACGGCGCACCATTTCGCTGTAGTCTGCTGCGCGTCTAGGTCGACCAGCAGCACGCGATGACCCTTCGACGCTCGCAGCGCGCCTAGATTCTCAACTATGGTGCTCTTTCCGACGCCGCCTTTCTCTGCTCCGACAGTGACTAGCATGGCTCCCTCGTTCTGTAGTTGTAGCGGGATAATAGCTAGTCAATGTCGGAAGCGCAAACAAGATGTAGCACGCTATATAGCACTGATGCTACATAGCGATCATGCAGCCTCCCTCAGTTCGAACCGCTCCGTCGCCTTCCCCTTGCGTATCTGGACAGCCTTACCCGCGCTCAGCCGCTTTGTGTACTCGGCGCACGCCCGCGTGTACTGCCGACGGCTAACCGTGTCGACAAGTGCCTCGAATACGTGAATCCCGCCATTCATCGCCCGCAGCTCGTCGCCAGTCAGTACGAAGCTATCTCGCACATGGAACCGCTCGGCAACGTCGATCATGGCGTTCTGCGCGTCGTACAGCGCTTTCAGCCCGATCTCGCGATTTCCTGCGCTTTCGCTCAGGACGATGGCGATGTTCATACCGATTACGATCGTGTCCCATTCGGCTTTCGTCGCCGTGCCGCGCGAGAAGGAGAGGGCGGCCATGTGAACCGACGTCAGCACTTCGAGCCGTTCCTCTCCCTGCATCGGCTCGTCGGCGTTCTGCAGATACATGATGTGGTTCTTGACCTCGCGTAACTTGCGCGGCTTGCGAGGGCTACTGGACTTCGGCATTACTTCGGCTCCTTGTTCGCGGCTAGGATTGCGCGGGCGAATTCGAGAATCGCGAAAGGTGCCGCTTGTTCGTCGAAACCGGTCTCACGCAACCATATGTCCCGAATCTGCTCATCCGTTAGCGCCGCATCCTTCCCGGCGTCCGCACGCTCCTGACTCGCGCCCGCTGCGAATGATGACTTAACCAACGGGTCAAGACCTTTCTGAGCGCGCCACTCGTTCACCGATCCGTCGCCGTCGAGAACAACGCGCGCGCACATAACGGCCGTCTGAATGGCTTCCTTGCGGACGTTTGCGGCAGGTTCATCGAGCACGGCCTTGCACAGTTCCCCGAACTCTTCCGCCAGCGCGATCGTCATGATCCTGTCGCCGGGAAACTTGGCACGGGCACGCAGCAACTCTGCGTGGACTTCGGAAAGGAACTGCTCAACGGGATCACTCGCACCCGCTGTGTCAGCGTCCGCACGCTCAGGCGTAGGGGCTGCGCTTTTAAGACAAGCAAAGCATCCGTTTCCACCGCAATGAGCGCACGTGGTATCAAAAGTGCCGTCATAGTTGAGCGTTGTTCTCGGCCCCACCGGCTGCGCCTCACGCGGTGCGCACTCGGCTTGCGGTTCTAGGCGGCATTCGCTGCACTGGAACGAGTGCATGACTTCCTGCAACGCGCTCCATACGTCAGGATATGCGGCTGTATCCCAATGCTCGGGCCAGTGGATGGTTTCGGCGATCAACGCCGCGTGGTCCGCTGTGTCGGCGTCCGCATGCCCACCGTAAAAAGCTTCTACCGTGTCTCGCATTTCCACAGCGGCTATCGTGAGTTCCTGCAACTTTTCAAGTACGGCGTCCGCACGCTCAGGCGTAGGGGCTGCTAGAAGTTCTTCGAACTCGTCCATCAATATGCTGCGCAATTCGTGACGATTTCCGCCGTCCGGCCGCTCGTGGTATGTGTCAACCGCCGCCATAACGCGCTTCGATCGCTCGACTGCATCCTTCGTGATATACCCTCGCGCCTCACGCGGTGCGCACTCGGCAAGACGAACTTCACCGCATTTTGTGCATTCCTTGTGCGGTTCCGTCATCGCTTCCCATTCGTGCTCGCAGATCGGTGCGCACTCGGCTTGCGGGGCGCCCTTCAGCAGTGTGCCGATTACCCACATGACTTGAATCGGCGTAACGGTCCACACGTCGGTTCCAAGCGGGGGAATGGTGCATTGCGCTTTGTGAAGCAATTCGATGACGCGGGGCACAGATACCGCCTCACCGTTGCCGCCATCCGCTAGAAGGGCGATTGTTTCTTCGATAGCGATTTGGGCCACGGTATGGAACGATGTTCCCGGCACCGCCAAGCATTCGACTTCAACTTTGCGGGCCAATTCGGCGATCTGTTCTTCGTTCATTTCGGCTCCTTGGCGAGTTCTTCCAATTCATCAATCGCGGCCCAAAGTCCTTTTTCATACTCGTACTCGCCGTGACCGTTGCGCCAAGTGATTTCATCTTGGATCGCCTTGATAGCCTCTTTCAGCGCCGCATCCCGCGCATCGCTCGAATCCTTGCCGCCATCGGCGCGGGACGACAGCGCAATCCAAAGCGCATCCCATTGGTCGGGCGTCAAAAAAACCTTCTGTTCAATCGACCAGCGATTCACTGCTTCCCGCTCCGCATCGTCTGCCGCGCGTTTGTTGTCTGTCATTTCCGCTCCTTGTATGTCCGGCGCGATGCGCCAAGTGTCTGTCTGCTTTGAGTACGACCGAGGCGCTATAACCTGGCTCGGTCGTGTTCGAAGATGGCGGCCACGTATCGGGACGGGCGTAATAAGAAATGGTCTCGCGTGTGCATGTGGTTTCCTTTCCGTTGTTATTTTGTTGTACGTCTTTACACTTTTACTTGGCTCGCACCGATCATGATCGTTTTGTTGAGTACGAACGAATGGATGGAAACGTGACCAGGTTCGAAATAATCCGGCGTGTCGACAACCATAAACTCGAATCGCTCATCGGCCTTGAGCTTCACGAACGTGCCAGGCTTGAGGAACTTCGCTGCTTCAATGTCTGCTTGTGCCATCAGTGATCCCCAGTGATGCCCGCGCGAGACGGGCGCAGATCTTAGATCGAGAATTCGTGCGTCTTCAGGAAGGCGACTTCTTCTTCGCTCGCCATGCAGAGGGCCATCATGTGCTTGTCGAGATACTTCTGAAGCTTGACGCGGTTGGCTGCGGTCGGTGCTGCGCGGAAGGCTGCGATGAACTTGCTCATGATGTTCTCCGGTTGGTGTGTGATCTAACTACAGGAGTAATACTACATTGGCAGTATCACTCACGCAAGCACTTTTCGACTATTTCCGAACCGTCATGCAAAGCGCTCGATGCCGCGCGTTCTCCGCTTCGTAGCCAGTGAGCGTCGCTTTCATCCATGCGGGCGTTTCTCCGCGTGTCGTCTTGCGCTCGACTGCTTCCCGTAATGCCTCACCTTCGAGCAGGGCATATTTGACGCGCGCTTGGCTGGCGTTGCGCCACACAATCCCACGCTCGACGAGCGCATGCAGGGTATCGCGCACAGCAGCTCGCGGGCGGTCGTGTAGCAGGTTCATCACCTGGTCTTGCGTGTATTCGTAGTTCTCGACCATCGCGGAGATCAGTTCTTCTTGCGAGACTGTTTCGGACTGGCGGCCGGCGGAAAATGCGACGTTTTTCATGAGTGCATGCGGTCAAGTGTTGCGTTCAGAAGATCGAGTTCGGTGCATTTCAGGATGCGCAGATACGTTTGATCGCCATGTATTCCGTTCGGGCCTTGGTGGCAGTCTTCGTGGCATAAGGGAAGCACTAGGAAGTTACCGGCGCGCTGCGCGCCTCCTTGGCCCGTCCTGATGTGGTGGACGTCGGTCTTGCTCTCCTGCTTCCGGTCGAGCAGGTAGCAGCAGATACAGGCCATGCCGGCGACGCGCCCCATGTAGTCGCTTTCGCGCTTCGTGGCTCGATGCTTCATCGGGCGAGATCCAGCAGCGCAGCGAAGGGATTGGGCGCGATGCCCTTCTTGAGCGCATAGCGGGCCCTGTAGACCTGCCTGTTTTTAGCGTAGTGGCGTTGCCACGTCGCGCTTCGGCGCTTCTTCTTGCTCGGCGGTTTTGCATCGGGTCCGCTGCCGGCCGTCCAGATCGCCGGCACTAAGCCGCTGCCGTTCGGCTCGGACCATCCGCAGATACGCACCAGCCCTTGCTCCTTCAGCGCGCGCAGGTTGTAGCGAATATTGTGCGGAGTGATTGGCACATAGAATGCCAGATCGTCGGGCGTGAGCTGCTGGTCTTGCAACAGTGCGAGGATCGCGCGCCGATTCGCGTAGCGCTTCGAATCCGGGCCAGGTGAGTTTCTCTTGTTCATGCTGCCAATCCTTCATATCCCGGATCTGCCGCGATCCGAATATCGTTGTCTGCCGCCCATGCGAGCGTGTATTCGATCAGGCTGTTAAGCCGCTTGACGCCCATCTGCGCCGAACTCTCGCGGATGTTGCAGAACTCGCCTTCAAGGCCGGGAATCATGTCCGAGCCGATGCCAGTCGCAACCGCGTGTCCGCTGATGAAAAGCGTTTTCCATTGCACCGCTGTCAGGCGTCGGCCGTGGAACTCGGCTTGGTCCGCGATCTGGCTGAATAGCGAATGGAGCAGGGCGTTCTGTCGGACGGTGCGCGTAGGTTCCTGCAGCACCAGCACATGACCGTCGGGGCGGCTGTGTACCGCGTCTGCCGCCAGGCGTCGGTTCGTGCGATTGAGAAAGATCGTGACCTTATCCATGTCACGCCCTCGCGATCATTACAACGCACTCGCCGCCCTTGACGATCGGCCCGCGCGTCACGAACAGCTCGTCGATCTGCTCGTCGTCATCGAATACGCCGGCATGTTCCAGCGCGTCATTGAGCGCCTTGAGGCGGTTGTCGAGGTCTGCCGCACGTCGATCGCGCATGGAGAGCTTGACGGCCATGAACAGGCGCGAGGAACCGAACTTGATCGCGTTGTGCTCGGCGACGATCTCGGCGACGCGCTGGCGGAAGGTCTTGCCTTCCTGGCTGATATACATCCCCTTGGGCGACTTCCTCCAATACGAATTAACGGATGGTGGAAGGGGGAGCGTCAGGAACTGCGCAACCCCGGATAACTCGTTTTGGCCTGTCATGTTGTTTTCTTTTCGCTACGGATAAACGCCCACAATTCCTTTTTCGCCGTCTCGGCCGCTTGATCGCCGGCCTTCTGCCGCACTCGCTCGACGATCTCGCCGGCTCTCACGTACTGTCCGCGTCGACCGTCGCGCACTGCTTCCATGAAACGCTCTAAGCAGTCTTGCTGCGTGCTCATTGGAGGCAGATGGAGTTGTAGTCCACCGTTCTACGGATGATGTAATGGCGCAGCAGGGGAGCCAGCCAAGGATCGATGCAGGCAACTTCCATGTAGGCGTTGGCTAAGATGGTGATCGAGGTGGACATGGCGGTTCTCTGGTTACTTGATGTCGAGACGTTGGCCGCGCACTAGGCGGCAGCCGGGAACTTCGAAGCCGTCTTTCAGGGCGGCCGCGATCAGATTCTTGTCAGGCGCAGGAGCGGGCGGAAGCGGCTCCGTCTTGTAGTTCGCCGGGATCAACGCTTCGTCGTCGATCGCGACGCTCGGCGGATTCAGCGCGATCTTGATCTTGAAAAACGGCGTGTCGATCTTGTCGCGGCCGGCCAGTTGCAGCCCGTCGAGCAGGTACTTGCGGATGCGTGCTGCGCGGTTTTCCATCGCCTTTGCGCGCTCGGTCATCGCCTTTGCGTGCTCTTTGATCTGCTCGGCTGTCGCTTCCAGGTTGCGAGCGACGAAAGCCGTGTTCATCGCCTTCGTTTCCAGATCGCCGCTGATCGCTTCCAGCGTGTCGGCGAACGTCTGGTCATCCAGATCCAGGTCGACCAGCTTCGCGGCATCGGCGCGGTACTCGCTGGCAATTTCGAAGAGATTCATGCTTCACCCCGTTCGAGGAGCATTGCGTCGGCCATATCGAAGGCAAGCTTTGCGGTGAGTGCGAAGCCTTCGGAGTTTGGGTTCGGGCCGTTCCAGCTTGCAAACCATCCTTGAAGCGCCTTCGCCGCGAAGTAGTCGCGCAGCGTCATGCCCTTCTGCCCTAACTTGAAGAAGGGGTCATTTGCATCTGCCACAGTGTGTTGCATGGGGAAGGCCGCCCCTCCGGTGTCCTTGTCGCTCATTTCGGCTCCGTTGTTATCCGTTCAATGCATCCGTTTATAGATAATACCGCGAAAATATCCGATTACTGGATCACTTACGCATAAAATTTAGCTATTGCGGATGACGCCTCTTAGTATCTTCCGCGTGCGCTCAAGCTCGTCGCGCTCGCGCAGATCGAGGATCAGGCGCAGCGCATCACGACGCATGGTGCTCTCTGCGATGTCGATCTCAGCCTGGCGGATCTGCTCGCGGATCACGTCGAGCGGAACCTGCGTAACCGGAACGTGCTCGAATGCCTGAGCTCGAGCTGCGGCGCTGTCGATGTCTGAGAATAACTTGTTCATGATTGCTCCAGTTTGCCGCGCCACTCGAAGCCATCGTTCATAATGGCCTGTGCGCTAGGGTGATGTTTGCAGGACTCGGCGCCTTCTGGCGTCAGTGCGGTGCGGCTCCAGCGCGAGCCTGTCCACCACGAATACCACTTCACTAGAATGCCGTTCTTTCGCAGCCTTACTTCGTATGCGCCGACATGAACAGGCGTAACATGCTTCGGAAACCACTCACTTTCTGCTCCCATGCTTTTCCCCTATGCGCCGCCAGCTAGGCCAGCGGCGCGTTGTCGTTATCAGAACGGGATCGAATCGTCGTCGAATTGATCGCCGGCCGGTGCGGGCACATACGACTGCTGCACTGCCGACTTCTTCAGCGGACGATCGCGCAGGGCGGCAACCAGCAGGGGCAGTTTCGTCGGGCTCGTCTTGCGATCGAGGATTTCTGCAGCCGTCAGTTCGGTATCAGCCTGGAACACTGCATTGAGGCGCGCGCTCCAGCCGGTTCCGCTGCCGTCGCGCTTCTCGTATTCCTCCATTGCGAGCAGGATGCCGATCGGTTTGTTCAGCAACTCGGCGAACTGTGTGAGCGTCTTTTGGACGTTGCCGCCGACTTCCTTGTCCCATACCGTCGAGACGACTTGCGCCGGCTTGATGTCGCGTACACCGATGACGGTCATAAGCGCCATCAACGTGCCGTAGTCGCCGAGCTTCTCGCCGTCCTTCTTAATCGTGTAGATCGAGAAGTTCGACTTCTGGCCTTCGTTTGTCTCGAAGGTGAACGCGATACCGCGCGTGCCGCTCGCCGCGGTGATGTCCTCGGCGCGGGTGAACTTGCCGACGTACTTGCCTTTCTCGTCGATAAAGCTGGTGCGCTGCTCGGCCTTGCGTGCTGCTTGCGCGGATTCGTTGTTGAGTGCGTACATGTGCGTTCCTTTGGTTCGCTTGGTTAGGCCGTAGCCAGTTGGGTGATGCCGTAAAAATCGGTGATTGCTGCGTCGACTGCTGCCAGGTCGTTGTCGACGTGATGCTCGGCGAACATGTCGATTGGCGACTTGCAGGTGTCGGAGCCGTTGTTTTGCGTGCTGAAGATGTGCCGGCCGTTGATCAGCGCGGCGCGAAGAACGATCGTGAACAGCGATTCGACCGGGCATTTTTCGTCGAGCATCTTGCCGATCGTGCGGGCCCGGATATGCCCGAGCTCGTCTGTCGACACATGGCCGAGGAAATACACGCGCACGTCGTCAGGGAGGACCGATGCGGACATCATCACGTCCCATGCGCTCTTTCCGATCTCGCTGAACTTCTGGAACCCGGTTTCAGCGCTGCGGCGCATGAACTCGTTTGTCATCATCAGATTCCAGTCATCGAACACGACGACCTTGCGCTGCGTCTTGCTCATGAGCGTGATGATCTGGTCGGCCTTGTCGGTGACGAAGATGTTGCCGGCCGGGTTTTCCTTCGTGCGGTACGACCAGCCTTTGGCGCGGAAGGGCAGCGGCTTCTTAATGGTCTGAATCAAAAGGGTCTGCGCCGGATCGAGATTGCGCATGGAAGTGCTCTTGCCGGTTCCGCTCTCGCCCAAAATCAAAGTTGCGATGCTCATTTGCTTCTCCTGTTCGCTCTTGCTCGTAAAGTTGCTGTTCTTCGCATTCGATTTGTTGCTGCCAGTCGGCGCCGCTCATGTCAGCAACCGAATGTTTTCGTGTGCCGCCCAGGCGCTGCCGCCGAAGCAAATCAGTGCGGCGATCGCCCAATCAATTACGGTTCG